ACCCGGAATATAATTAAGGCCAATGGCCTTAATTATTAAACGGCAATGAATAAATAATGTTTATGGTTATGAAGAGATTTAATCTAATAGACTCAGTTAAAAGCTTAATGAGCAATTACTCAAATAAGAGAGGTGACCAATACTTTAATATTGGTATGACTACTGAGTTTAATTCACAATGGGATCATAGTAATTATCAATCGTTATATTTGGGATATAATCTAGACATGCATGATGGCCAGGATGAATACCCAGATATAATCAGTTGTGCTACTGGTGATTTAATAGGCAAACTGATCAATAAGTTAGATGATCATTTCGAGGCTGATTATGACATTAATCGGGTAAGTAGCCAAATAACCATGGTTATAGTGAATAAGATGAGGATTGTATTAACATTAGTTAACAGCAATTTAGGATTATATATAACTTATCTTCAGAACTAAGAATGCTTATAAGCAATAGATGGAGTTGGCCATCTTTATTTGCTTTCAATATCTTTTCTGTAAGGCCTGCCAACTCAGGCCTTTTTTATTTATGAGCTTATAAGGCCTTGTATTTGGCCTTTTATGGTAAGTATATTATTAAGGCCCTATTTCGCTTTTAGTGGCTTGGCTTATAGGCCTTTTAGGATTGGCTTTTAAGGTACAATTAGGTGCCATATCCTGATCCTATATTAAATTTTTATTCAGTGCAATGCAAATAAGGTGTAATGCAATGCAATCAATGGCATATCATAGAACTTTACAATTAATAAGACAAGTATTTAGTTATTTATAAATATATGATACTCTAGATATATGGGGACAAAGGCCGAAAATGAAGATGAACATTAAAGGCCTAGTTATTGGACTATTCTGTACCTCATGGTGCCAGCTAAGGCCATAATTGTATCAGACCATATACCAACAAACCAACTTATCATCATGGATCATTAAACAGACCTACTGCCTGAACCTAAACCGATTATTTTGTATAGTTAAAATTGATCTAAATAAATATTATTATAAGAAAAAATAATCAAAATTTATGTCTAAAAATTTGCATTAAAAAAAATTCAGTAGTATATTTGCAATACAGAAAAGAACAAAGCATTTTATTAACCTTTAATTTTTACTATTATGAAAGCAAATGAAATTTTAGCAATTGGTAATGAAATTTTTTCGACCAGCGAAAGAAAATCAATTTATCGCAAAGAAATCTTTGCAGAGTGTAAAACGGACAAAGAGAAAAAGAATTTGCGTATGAAATTGCGCAAGAAATTAGACGCTTTTATTGCCGAATTTATTGCCAGCAATAAAAATACAGAGAAAAGAAAAGCATTGAAAAAAGCGTGGCAAGAATATGCAAAGCAAGTTTACATTAATGTAGAATGTATCGTAGACGCAAATGCAAACACAGAAAAGAAAGACACGATTAAAAATTTCCTTTCTGCAATGAACGAAAAATAAAGATATGAAACTACTAAATAAAATAAAACATATATTTGATAAAAAAACATACGAATTTCAAATATATGTAAATGAAAAAGAAACTATTTTAATTCAGGGATTGAAAAAGAAACAAATAAAAAATAAAATAACTTATCAATTTATTGAAAATAAAATAGTAATTAAATTTCATTGAAGAAGTAGGGGGCATAATTTGTCCCCTATTTTTAATTAATTTTAATTTTGCGATAGGGACACCGTGTGCCCTTTTTACTGCCAGTTCCCAAAGAAACCTCGCGATAAGAGTTACATCACAAACTGTAGTTAACTTCATTTTTACTGCTAGATGTCCCGGGCTCCTCGCATAAGGACTCTCCTCAATGATAGGAGATCATACTACCAGATTACATGAACACAGTTTATTACTACTCCCCCCCTTTCCCTACACAAAATGAAGAACCCATTTAAAGGCTCTTCACAAAATTTTCCAGGATATTTTTAAGGCTCCCTATATAAGGCCTATCCCTTTGGATTCATATCATCTTTATCCCACCAACGAACCTGGTTTATATGGGGAATTATCCCCATTTCATAATACCTGTAATGACTAGTTGTCTTATCTCCTCCAAGTAAACTCTGGTATCAATTTGCTCAACCATTTCCCATTATATATGGGTTCATCATAGAGGTATTCTATTTCCCAACCCAAGTCAGTGATTAGCTTAGCCAGGTTCCTATTCACCTTTGGGACATATTGGAATGCCCTCTTGAATGCTTTGCACATTCCTACTCTAGATAGGTCATTTATGTAACACTTATTAGCATTCAAGATCCAATCCAGTATGATCATATCCTTATTCAGTTCAGATGTCATAGTGCAATATTAGAATGGTTATACCTATCACCAGAGTTATAATCATACATAAGATAAATAAATCTAGTAGTAAATTTAATGACTCTCTAGAATAATTCCGTAGGTAATGAAGAATTGAACCTATCATACCCAGTGTTATGGTGAATCCAATAAAGAATCCCAGAAAATGACTTAATACTTCTATCATGGTTTATTGAGGATTTATGATTCCCATATGTCAAATGGTTGGTCTGGTTTTGTAGAAATCATTAAATAGTACCCATCTCTTTTTACCCTTAATTTGGAGTAAGTTATTCCATATTTCTTATAGATACTAACCTCTGTTTCATTTAGTAAGTTTTCTATATTACCTTTAAGCTGTCCACTGAATTTTTGAGGATAGCCATTTATCATAGACTTTATCCCTCCACATAACCTGTCGGATATCAGGGAAGGAATATCCCCGTCTATAACTACCTTTTCTATGTAGGCATCCCATACCGGTATATCATTCTTTTGTTGATATGTTGCACTTGGTATGATTATATCTATATCAGTTCTTCTTATCGCCATGTCCGAATATAACTTTTATAGTTAAAAAGAATAATCCTATCACTACTGCTGGACTCATCATCCATATAAGGAATAAAACTCCATACCTTACTTTAGTGCTTGACCTTTTCAAAGGAGTTTCACTTATTACCATTCTGAGAAAGATACAGAAGATAAACCCTAAGATATACATGATGATAAGTGTATATCCGAACCAAATTGGTGGTGTTGATGTTAGCATACTATGTATGAAATTATGATTAGACCTATAAAGCAGATGATGAATGTTTGAAAGGCTTCTTTTTTGCCATTTTCCCAGGATTCATTGCCTTCATACTCTTTGTTTATTCCTTTCCAAGCTTTGCTAAGTACTCCTGCATCTGAAATCCCATTGTCTATAACCCTTATAAAGTGATTTGTTATAAGGAATCTTATCATGAAACGTATCATTTTTCTTCCAGTTTTTCAAGTATACGACTTAGTTTATTAGCTGCATATCTAACAATTTCTGGATTTTCTATCCCTTTGTTGTTGATCAGAGTCAATTTCTCCAAATTTCTGGTTAAAAGTCTCTGTGCCATGAGATTTTTATACTTTTCCTCATCAAAAGGTTCAACTTTATATGTTGAATTCAGTGGATGAAGAGTTCTATCTGTCTTTATCCCATTTTCTAGGGTATAAATCCCCTTATTTCGGTCAACAATTTTGGTCTTTTCAAAAAATGCAGTGCCAGTTACCAGTAGTAAATCTCCAACTTTCATATAGTTTTGATATTAAATTTGCATATTATAGTAGTCTTTAGCAAGACCATCCGGTATATATTAAACAAACCTATTTTCAATGAATGTACTTGGTATCTGTGGAGCGCAAGGAGCGCTTCTTTTCGAGTTTAAAGATCATCTTGTAGCTAATGTTGAACCAAGAGCTGTATTCCATTCCAAAGGAGAACTACAATGGAAGCTTAATTTTGGTGATATTCCATTCTTAAAGAGCCTTGAAGAGGTGAAATTTACCAAAATTGACATAATCATTGGTTCTCCATCCTGTGGTCATAGCTCTGTATTCTCCTATTCAAGGAAGAAAACCCTGGGTAAACCAAGAGAAGATGCAACCTTAAATCTGTATCTTTCTAGTGTTAAGAAGTTCAAACCAGCAGTATTTATGCTTGAGAACCTTCCAAAGCTTCTAGATTTCATCCCTATCAGTGAATGGGAAAATAATTTGCCTGATTATCAGCTTATAGTACACTGTCATTCCGTTACGGTATTTGGTAATTCCCAGAAAAGTAGGAAAAGATTAGTGATGATAGGAGTACGTAAGGATTCTGGAATCAATCCAAAAGTATTTGATCACACTTTTCAAGTAACTAAGCCTAAGAATCTGTGTCAATTGAAGAAAAAAGTAAGAAAAGACATAAATTACAGAGAATCTGATGACAAGAAATTAGCAATGTATCATTATGCTGATAAGTCTAAGACAACTCTTACTGTAGCTCAAGTGAGGAAGCTATGGAAAACTGAATTCAAAAATGATCACAAATGGCCAATGAGAACTCATAAGATGAAAACTCTACCAGGAGTATATCGCAATAGGAAGAAAGGTTACCCTTTGACTGTGAGACCTTCATCCAGGCAATTTAATCCTCATGGAAGGATAATGGGACTTGATGAATATAGAGTCATCATGGGATTCCCAGAATCATTTAAGGTATATTTTGATAAGAACAATCCAACCTATTGGTTGAACAAGGGGAGGAATACCCTGACAAAAGGAGCTGTATACGAGAATTCACTTTGGTTAAAGGCTTGCTTGAGGAAAGCTAAAATACTCTAATCAAGCCCCCTATCGCGTATACGCATACTTATAAGGAGAATTCTATTAGTATTTTAGTATACTAAAATACTAATAGAAGTTTATATAGCTAAAGCTATATAAACATATACTTTGTTCTATAGTAGTATTCTTATTCTTTCTAGATTAAGACTTACTTCTTTAATCCCCCCTATAATCCCCCCTTAATGGTTTCATAAAATCTCAATCACATGAAAAATGTAATCTTAACCATAGCCTTCATACTTATGACCTTAACTATATTCTGGATGTGGGATCAGAATTCAGAGTTAAGGCATGACTTGGAAAATATCAACCATCAACCAGATACAGTTTGGGTTAATAAACCCTTTGTTCCAAAGGTAGAGTTTCCAAAAATGCAATTGCCCAACATGGTATTTTTCTATCAGATAGATTCAGTACCAATTGAACGAATAGAGTATGTTGATAGAGTAGTTACCATCATACAGAAAGATTCAGTGAAGGTTGAATACAATGAGTTGTTCTTAACTAACTATCCACAAGCTCCAAAACTACTGCAGATACTTTCCAGTAGAGATAAACTGTCAATCACTACCTTCAATACAGACTGCAAACTATTTACTGAAGAGTATCGGGTAAATTATGGTCGTTATCAGTACAACTATTCGGATGGGAAGTTAACCAATAAGAAAACGTCACTCATAAAAAGGTTTGATCCAGTCGTACAATATACCATCAGACCGGTACATAACATGCATGATCTGGATTTAGGCTTGAAGTACAATACCAGTAAATTTAATTATGAGGCCGGGTTGAATTTCAACTATTATCCCAAACTCAGGGACAATTTATCACTTGATCCTTACATAAGAGTTTCATACAGTTTTTGATATGGCAAGAAAGAAGACATTACTAGAAGGAGATACAAATATTACACCGGAACAACTTAAGACCTTGGTCCGTGTGATGAAGGATCCATTCTTCTTTTCTACTTTCTGCTATGTTATCAACCCTGTGTTGGGTATGGTTAAGTTCTTGCTATATCCATTTCAGAAAGCAGTACTATACCAATTCATGCTGAACAGGTTCAATATCATCCTTAAATTCCGTCAGGCTGGTATTACAGAGTTGATATCTATGTATTGCCTATGGTTAGCAATGTATCACCCAAACAAGAAGATAAACATCATCTCGATCAAAGATACTGTAGCAAAGAAGGTACTGAAGAAGATCAAGTTTATGTACAAGAATCTTCCTTCATATCTACAAGAACCCATTATAAACGGTCGTACTGGAGAATTTGGTTCTGTATCAACAATAGAATTTGCAAATGGCTCCATAATTGAGTCTATACCAACATCAGATCAAGCAGGTCGTTCTGAATCTTTGTCGTTGTTGGTAATTGATGAGGCAGCAATTGTAAGATGGGCTTCAACTATTTGGGCATCCGCCTTTCCAACACTATCAACTGGTGGTGCTGCAATTGTAAATTCAACCCCTTATGGTGTAGGTAATTTCTTCCACGGTGCTTGGGTAGATGCTATAGCTGGTGGTAACCCGCTTAATCCCATCAGACTCTATTGGCAGATGCACCCTGATAGAGATCAGAAGTGGTATGATGAGATGTCTACTGCTCTTGGTCCAAAGAGAACTGCTCAGGAGATTGATGGTGACTTCCTATCATCTGGTAATACAGTATTTGATTTAGTTGATATTAAGGCTATAGAAGAGTGCTTATCTGACTATCCCATTATCAATACACGTTTGAAAGGTCAGTATAAGGAATTCAATGAGCCTGATCCAAACAAAGAGTATTTCATTGGTGGTGACTGTGCAACTGGTAGAGGTACTGACTACTCAGCTTTTACTTGTATGGATAGAGATGGAGAAGAGTCTGCAGTATACAAGGGTAGAATACCTTTGAACAAATATGCTCGTTTACTTGGTGATATCGGAGAAAAGTATAACTTTGCTAAGCTAGCTCCAGAGACTAATGATGTTGGTATGGCTGTAACAACTATACTCCAAGATGAAGGTTATCCAAACCTATACTTCTATACTAAATTGTTAAGGAAGAAACGTCACAGTCGTCCAGAAGAAGAGAAGTTCCCGGGTTGGTTAACAACCGCAAAGAATAGGTCAGTAATTGTAGAGAATCTTGAAAAGGATATAAGGGAAAACAATGTGGTAATTAAAGATCCGTTCTTTGTTCAAGAGGCTTATACCTTCATATATGATGGTGCAGGAAGACCTATTGCCCGAGGTAAACATAGAATGAGTACCTCATCTATGGATATTGACTTAGAGGGTGAAACATATTCCGATGACTCCATATTCGGTAAAGCCATAACAAATCACATCAGATGTCATAGTGCATCATCAACTGTGGTTATTCCTCAGTAGAACATAAACAAATTTACATAACATGAAACTTAATCCTATCAGTTGGTTCACAAGGTCAAAGCCCAAAGAATCAAAGAACAAAGATGAAGGAAAGGGTTCTATAAGTCCAGGAAGAGTTTCCCAACCAGATGATGGTGTGGGAAATTCTGAGTTAATTACAACTCTAAATGGTATTACTAACTTAGTTACTCCAACCTTCAGAACAGAACTAATACCAATTATTCGGGATTTATACAAAGTAAACCCAGATGTCAGTATTGCACTGCAAGACATGTTCAAGCTGTCAAATACTGGCCATACTATAGACTTCCCAAACAATACCGCAGAAGAATCAACTAAGATGAGAAATCATCTTAGAGAGGTATCTAAGAAGTGGTCAAGATATACAGCTGGTATAGACGGATTGGTAAACAAGTTCATTGTTCAACTTTTAGTTGGTGGTGCAATATCAGTAGAGGGTGTACCAAACAAAGAGTTGACTGGATTAGAGACAATACTATTCATTAAACCAGAAACTATAAGGTTTAAGAGAGAGAACAATGGAGTATATCATCCATATCAGAGGAATCCAAGGATAGTAGATGGAGTAAAGGATACATTCATCAGACTTAATACAGAAACATATTGTTATGTTGGGATGTACAATGATACTGATGAACCGTATGGAGTACCTCCATTTATGTCTGCATTAGACTCTATAGCTGGTCAGCATACTATGAGAAAGAATTTCAAACATATCATGGAGATCATGGGTATGGTTGGATTCTTAGAGGCAAAGATGGCTAAACCTCCTCGTACTGCTGGTGAAAGTGAAAAAGCTTATCAAGGTCGTCTAAACAGTACACTCCGTAAGATGAAGACTAACATAGTTAGTGGTATGTCAGATGGAGTTGTAGTTGGTTATATTGATGATCATGAATTCGACCTGAAGTCAACATCAGCTTCTATGCAGAACATAAATCTCCCGTGGAATATGAACCAGCAGTCTGTTGCTAATGGGTTGGGGGTAAATGGTTCTATCATAGGAGTATCAGCATCTCAAGCTGGAACAGAAGGAGGGGCTGGTATACAGCTGTCAAAGATGATATCCCAGTTAAAGAATATCCAAACACTTGTAATATTTGTATTGGAATTCTTTTATTCTCTAGAACTGCGTCTGGCTGGATTTAATAACAAGGGAATAACAATTCAATTTGGAACTTCAACAGTTTCTGATGACATTAAGTTACAGCAAGCAAGGGAATATAGGGCTCGTGTAAATATAACACTTTACAATCAGGGTATCATAAGCCAGGATCAATTTGCACGTGATATGGGGTATGAAGCTCCTGATCTACCAGAACCCCGTACACCAGTAGATTCAGATGATTCATCCGGTACTGGTGATACAGATACTGGTAAGAAGAAAAAGGATAGAAAAGACGATAAAGAAAGGTCAGATCGTAAGGGCAGGGACAAAAATAACCCAAACCCAAGAAGAGGTGATCAAGATAGTAAACCGAGATAAATTATGCCACCTATTGAAAAACAAAACACCGATGTAATGGTGTTAAGTGCAGCTCATAGCTTAATGGTATCAGATGTACCAAAAGTAGTTATTGATGCTCACTCTCTTTCTGAAAACTTCTACAAGGGAACAGGTAATTTCAGTGATGATCCAAAGAAGTCATTAGAGAGGTTCGGTATGTGGGGAGGTACTTTGAATGTAAATCAATTTATGCCAAATGTAACTCCAGACATGCTGAAACCAAAGGACACAGACTTTATTGAGCCAATGTTCAGAATGCTTTCGGCTGCTGTTGTAGCAAAGAAGTATAATCCTACTGAATTTTCAGAACAGATCCTCAAAGAGTCAATGCCATTACTGGTTGGTCAGTCTGTAAACCTTGATCATGAAACTGATGTGGCTAATGCTATCGGATCAGTTAAATCTGTTGAATGGCAAGACGCATACAAAGATGAAAAGACTGGAGTAGTAATACCTGCTGGTATAAACGGTATACTGAAGATAGATGGATTATCAAATCCACGTATAGCTCGTGGTATACAAATGGATCCACCTTCTATACATTCTAATTCTGTAACTGTAGAGTTTGCATGGGAACCATCCCACCAATTTGAGGATATATGGGAGTTCTATTCTAAACTTGGTACATATACAGATAAGGGAGAACTTATACGTAGGATTGTTACAAAGATAATCTCTTATAAAGAGACATCTCTGGTATGGCATGGAGCTGATCCATTTGCTCAATTGATTAAGAGTGGTAGGTTAAATAGCCCTGCTTATGCTGGAAGTCAGTATTATTCTTTTTCCGAAGAGAAAGCAGCCGAGGCTAATGATCCGATAAAGAGGGTATCTCTATTCGACTTCAAGGCTCTTTCAGAAAAAGATATAAAGTACAATACCAGTAAATCTAATAATGAAAAGGGTGCCGGAAAGGGTAACCATAATAACCAAAATAATAAAACAAACATGGACAAAGAATTGCAGCAGATGCTTGCGAGCCTCTTTGGTGAAAATCTTTTGACCCTTTCTGAAGGTCAGGAAGTTTCGACAGAGCTGGCTCTCACCCAGATTAAAACTCTGGTACAGCAGAACAAGGACTTCGCTGATGCTGTGAAGGCGAAGGATGAGGAAATTGAAAAACTCACTAAGGAAAAGACTAATCTTGAAAAAGACCTCAATTCTTACAAGGAGGCTAAAGAGAATTGGGATTGCCACATTAAATCGTATCGTGAGGAAACGGTGGCAGCATATAAGAAAGTTTCTGGTGAGGATAAGGTAGACCAGAATATCCTGGCTTTACTGGAGAATGAAGGAACAACTCTGGAGACTCTCAAAGCTCTGCGTAAGACTTATGATGCACAGCTGGAAGAGAAATTCCCCATGCACTGCAATAATTGCGGTTCTCATGATGTTGGCCGAGCATCATCTATTAATCCCAAAGATGATGAGGAAAAGAATAAGGCACCGAAATCTACTCGTGATATAGCTTTAACTTTGGCAGATCGTAAACTTCGGGGAGAAAAGAAATAACAAACAACTAAAATATCAAGTTAAATTATGGCAGACTTACACAAAGTGGGTGGACGGACCCCACAGGCTGTGATTTACAAAAGTGAATCGCACAAGCTTCATCAGGCATTTCCGGTAAAGAGTGGCGATACCATCGTTCAGGGTCAACCGGTAAAACTTAATGGCAATGGAACTATCTCTCCGTATACTGGGGAAGCTAATGATATGTATCTCGGTATTGCTGTTAACTACAGTAAGTATCCTGCATATCCTGCAAATGCAGCTGGTGTAGAAGTAACTGTAATGGTAGAAGCCTTTGCAATTATACACGGTATAGCTAAGGCAAAGCTTACCACCACTGGTTATGTTAAGACCGATGGAACTTTGGATGAAAGCGGAACGTATACAAACTTCCAGCCCTCCGATGAAAATGCAGAGACTAAGTTCATAGCTATCAACGTAGCTGAGGTTGGTGATCTGATTCAAATCCTGGTAAAATAACAGAAAATAACATTACTAAATATGGCAGAAAAAACCTTAACTCGGGAGCAGTACTTAAAGGAGCTTCCCGAAATTGTAAAGAACATGGATGGCTTCCGTCAGGGAAGCAACAAGAGTCTCCCAGTGGATATTCATCTGGGTGATATGCTCCAGGAGAAATACGGTCTCACTCAGGAGGATTATTTCAAGGCTATCGGTTTCAACCCGAAAGTTGATACGATGGAGAATATTTACTCCATGCCTAATCCTGAGCTGCGTTGGCTTGTTCCTGAGATTGTACGTGAGGCAATCTATCTTGGAATGCGTGAGGCACCTTTCTATCCGAACATCATTGCATCTGATCAGCCTATTAATGGGCTAACGGCTATCATGCCTCTGGTAAATATGTCGGATGCTAATCCTGCACGAGTTAACGAGGCAGAGACAATTCCTCTGGGTACTGTATCCTTCGGACAGAAGTCGGTAAACCTTTTCAAGATCGGTAAGGGATTCAAGGTAACCGATGAGGTACGTAGCTATGTATCCATGGATATAATGGCCATCTTCCTTCGTGACTTCGGTGTTCAGCTTGGTTATGCAATGGATGCTCTGGCAATGGATGTACTCGTAAAGGGTAACAAACTTGAGGGTTCTGAATCGGCTCCTGTTATAGGTGTAGATGATACTAAGAATGGTATACAGTATCGTGACCTTCTTCGGGTATGGATTCGTGCATCTCGCCTTGGTCGTCAGTTCCGTACTATTATCGGTGGTGAAGAGCAGGCACTTGATCTGCTTGATCTGCCTGAATTCAAGTTACGTTCGTCGGGTACTACTGATGCTCGCTTGAACCTGAAGACTCCAGTTCCAAATTCGGCAGACTTCTATATTCACGGTGGAACTCCAGAAAATGAGGTAATGCTTGTAGATCCATCGGCTGCCATGATTAAGTTGACTGCTAAGCAGCTTATGCTTGAGTCTGAACGTATAGTATCGAACCAGACAGAGGCTATTTATGCTTCGTTAACTACTGGTTTCTCGAAGATGTATCAGGATGCTTCTATCCTCATAGATGCAACTAAGGAATTCTCTACCCATGGATTCCCTGATTACATGGATGTAGATAATTACCTGAAAGGCATCCTCGAATAATTAAACCACTTAACAATATAAGGAGGGAGTATATACTCCCTCCTTTAATCCATTTAACTATGGCAAAATACGTAAAACTTAATCCAAAGGCAAGTATCTTCTATGATCAGGCTTCTAAGATTAAGGTACTTCGCAAGGATGTTGTTGAGATAACCGAGAATCAGTTTAATTCCCGTGTAATCCGAGCAGCTATTGCAAATGGTTACCTTATAGAAGCTAAGGCAGAAGAAGTTAATCCTAAGAAGAAAGCTGATTCAAAGAAAGAAGTGGACACAGAAGCTCTTAAAGATAAGTTCATTGGTCTTATAGAGGCAGGCGAAGCTCCAGAAAAAATAAAGGATCAGTTCAATGGAGAAGAGCTGAAAGCTTTGGCTATCTCTTTAGATATTGAACCAGAAGATGGTGATACTAAGCTTGACTTGGTAAATGCCATTTTAGATGAGTTTAACAGCGGAGAAGACGAGTAATATATGAAAACGGTGGATTTTTTATCTACCGTAGTTGGACTAAATGCAAGGTTCAGGGCATTCGCTGATGAGCTACCTCATGATTTCACGGTAACATGGGTATTTGGTGATGGGAAGACAGAATCACATGTAGGTGTGGTAACTGCTTCTCATCTTTATGAAAATCCTGGCGACTATGTTGTCAAGGTAACAATAACAAATAACTATGGTGGAGAGAATCTTTCCAAAACCAATGTAATCGGAGTTAGTGATCAAGTAAATACCCAGTTGCCTGGCAGTATCTATGAGCTGATAGACACTCATATTCCTGAGGATATCTTCGGTAAGGTTTCTCTTAAAGAGAAGCAGCAATTCATTGAAAAATGGCAGCTGTATATTCAGCCGCTAGTAAATCATGAGATTCCAATAGAGGAATTTAATAATGAGTTGTATTATGAAGCTCTAGAAAACCAGCTAATTATGGAATTGGCAGCCTATGATTATATGGTTGTACAAATCTCATTAATGGTTGGTGCTACTGCAGAATCGGTTAAAGATAGTAACTCAACCTCTAGTTCTGAATCAGAATCTTCTGAATCAAGTGGAGGTTCAGGTGAGGTTAAACGAATACAAACAGGTCCAACTGAGGTAGAATTCTTCAACGATACAGACTCAGAATCTAAAACCTCATCCAATGTTATAAAAGCAATGCAACCAGGTGGAGTTATTGATATACTCAAACAAAACCTGTGTATGCTTGCTGAAAGACTTTCCATATATCTACCTATTTGCAGAACAGTGAAGAAGGTAGTAGTTCCAAAAGTAGTCAATCACCGGAGGCCAGGTCCATTAGACGGCCCAGACCCAGGCTTCCCAGTAAAGAAGTAGGGTATGGCACGAAGGAAAAGGATTACTAATGGAGTATGGGATAGATACAAAGCCATAGTAAATGACTTTGTTGAAGTGGATGCAGGGAAGCAACCTCTAATCTGGTTGAAGAGATTTGACCAGATGTTATCTTACGGTGAAGATACTGGAAACAACTATGAACCGTATCTATTGGATGGCTTAATCCAATATAACTACATAAGAACTTGGCCTTCATTAAAAGAAACCGTATCAGGTGAATTAGACGGTATCAATATTGTGCTATACGTAACCAAGAGGTCATTAGCAGAGAATGGCCATTTAACCAAAGATGGTTACTGGGACTTTGACTGGGCACAGGATAAGTTTGTAATCAATGGTAAAGTATATTCTCCATCTGGTGATACTCAAGTTGCTCAAGCACATGATGAGGCTTTGTTATTCTTTGTAGTATTGAAGAGAGAGACTCCTGAAGAGACGAAAAAGATACTTAATTACATGGAAAGTGTAGGCAAGTATCTTGAGTTGACCAAGTACATCCTTGAACTAAACGAAATGAATAATTACGAGGATGAAACTACCGTAAAGACGAATACTACATTTATAGTTAGACCTAAATAAAAAAAAAATGGCTGGAGTAAAACAGAACGGTGTAGTTGTTAGTCCTTCTACTGGTTCTGGTGATACAACTTTACAGGTAAAGGCAGAAGTTGCTAACCGTGGTAACCGTTTAGCTCAGACTGCCACTTTTGAAGTAGTGGGTTCCGGTGTAGCTGAGAAGAAGCAATTTGTTGCTAAACATCTCCCAGCTGCAGAGTTCATTGAGTTTGATAATGCTAGCCCAGCAGTTGATAAGGGTGGTGGTAGTGTAACATTAACTGGTAAATCCAATACTACCAAGATTACCTTTTCAAAAAGTGCTGGAGATATCATCAGTGCAGATATTTCTGCAATCAAATTTACTGCAAACGGAGGTTCTGCAACAAGTGGTACTGCAATAACTGGTGACCCCGGTGCTAAAGCTAAGTACACTTTTAGTGTTACTTTGACTGCAGCAGCAAACGAAACAATTGAAGCCAGAACTCAGCAGATTATTGTTGTTGCTGCTGGTGGACAGAGGGCTACGGCTACACTGAATCAGACTGCTGGTGATCCATTTATTGAAGTTACACCGAAGGAGATCGATGTACCTCAGGATGGTTCTGCAGTTCAGGTTACGGTGGATACCAACACCACATTCACTGTTACTCCCAAATCGTAAAGATACGGAGTTTTGGTATAGTAGGGTGGGATATCTCTACTATACCCCAAATTTAATACTTAAAGTATGGCAAAAGTTACTATACCGTGGGGTGATGGCTCTGGTGATAATTTTTACATAGATTACACTGGAGTTGAAGGGAGTTCAGAATCACTCATAATTTCTGATATTAACCAAACAGGAGTAGAAAGAAGAAAAACTATAGTATTCAGAACTACAACTTCAAATGTAGTAACTGCATTACAATCCGAGGCTTATTTAACAGTAATCCAAAAAACAGACAGTTTAGTAGTAGCTATGTTTAATAACACAGTTGCTACGTTCGGTACTTCAGAAGTTAAAGCTGGTTGGAGAGATACTAAAAACAATCAATAGATATGGCAAAGTTCGTAGATATAAATTCTCTCAAGGAGAAAAATATCCTTGATGGCAAAGAGAAATTGCAGGTATCAGATACTCAATATGGTACTTCAATAGATATAGCTAGGTTATTTACTTCAATAAATCTTAGTAGTGATATACCGATACCTACTAGTTCTACTGGAATGTTAGAAACTAGTTCTACTCTTAAAGTGTTAAAATATTTGGTTTCTGCTATAGCTTCAAATAGAATAAGGATATTTACCCCGATAGTTTCATTATCAACTTTAACAGTAAATCAATATATAGGATTTGCAATAAAGAATCCATCAGCAGATAAAGTAGCCGCAGTAGTATTAATTGGTAGTTCTATAGATTATGATATAGAATCTTTCAAAAATACTACTTGGACTAGTTTTATGGAGATTGATGATAAAACTATTATGTCTACTCTAAAAAATAGATCATCAATCTCCATAAATAAATTCTTAAGTACTAATGCTAATGATGGTAGTAGTGGTACAGGTACTATAAATGAACCTCTGTCTAATCCATCACCATATTCTGGTACAGATAGTTTAAGAACTCTGTTATTGAAAGCTCAGGCTTTTGCTGGTATGAGATCTGGTACTAGTTCTAGTAACAGATTTAGATTTATTTGTGTTGGTAATTTAACAAATTTACATCCGTTTGGTGTATTATGGTATGATAGTATAAGTAATAAAACCATATTTGTAGAGTTTTTAGGCCCTGGTACTTCCTCATGTCCAGCAAATTATGCCATAAAATGCTATGCTGCAACAGGAGATCAATGGGATACACTTATATCTAAAAATGATTCAGATGTATATGTTATTATAAAGAATTCTACTAGTGTTTGGTTGACTGTATGGGAATTAAAAGGTAGTGGGTCTAGTAGTGATATAAAAGCTGAAGAGGTTTTAGTAGCTGCACCAACTTTATTCGATGAAGATACCTCAAGTACGTGGGATCCAACTGCAGCTAATAATTTACAGGAATTAGTTAATGGACTTCTATACCGAATTGGTGTTAGAATAACCCCAGACGGTCTGAATTTAGGATTCCGTGTTGCACAGGCAAACGGTAAAATAGCATTCATTGTTAATGATCAATCCTCATCAGATTACTCTGTATTCCTGTTCAGTGGTGGTTCTGTTATACACACATACTTGATCGACCAGAGTTATGTCGGGGAGTGGATAAGTAACTATTCATCAGATAGTGATATAATAGCTAGCATAGAGAGTGATGGTAGTGAAACAGGTATGCTTAATTTGGCTGGTATAAATAATTTTGCTACTAAGGCATACGTGAAGCCGAATGACGCTATACTGACGACGTTCCCCGCGGGTTACAGAACTGTTATCCCGGGAGAGAACCTTACGACTAATCTGACCTCTGGGACGCTGAAAATAAAGGTTCCCGACCTGTTGACCGCACAAGTAAAGAACGGCCCGTTCAGGGATGCTGTAATAGACGTCCCTTACGGTGTGAAGGTGCAGTTTGAGGATCAGGTAGGTATAGTATATAAAGCAGATGGTGTTGATGGATTTACTGCTACATCTGGTAGAAAGGTATATACTATTCACTTTGTGCCTACAACGTCGTCGACTACTAATATAACCTTTAGAGCATTTATAAACGTGACAAACTATAAGTAGGATGCTTACTGCTTTTTTTGCTTCACAGAATGGTACAAGTAAAACAGTGCCAAAAACTCTGACATATCAGTTTGAGAATAGTTCTGGTATTGGATTATCCATAGTACAAGGTAACCCAGAAAACCCATTAACTTCAAGAACTGTAAATGTACCATTTAGTAATGATCCTTATGTAATTACTAGCAGGTTATCATCAGAGGGGAATATAACTCCTATGATATCTGTTAAGTCAGAAAATAACTGGGTATTAAACATCAGAGTTTACTTAAGAAAGTACGGTACTGCTACGGATACTTTCTTAGGAGGATTAAATATAGATAAAGATCACTATGGTACTAACACTATAAGTGGTACTACCAAGGTTAACTTTGGTGATACTTTAATTTATAGGATAAATTTACTTGATGGTGTACTAACTTCTAAATCAGTTGCTCATACCTTCCCAACAGGTAGTGTCCAAGATCCATTCTATGGATTTAGTATGGAGAATTTATACACAATAAGTTTCATAGGTATGGACTTAAAAAGAGATGAGCCATACCCTTATGACTTGGAAGTAAATTTAGGACCCAGTACAAAAGGTACTTTCGAGGATTGTAATGCAGTAGTAGAGTTCTACGAGAAATATAACGGTAAGATTGGTGAGATAACATTTAAATCCAATACAAAGGATAATATTGGTGAGACCCTAGTTGGTATGGATACTAACAAAAAAGTGGCTATGTATTTAAAGTATGTAACCAGTGCTGATGTAGTACCCCCAACTCCATCAAAAGTTGCCATTAATTTTACTGTGGGTATTTCTCCTCATTCACCCGGTACAGAAACTACGATATCCATTTATAATAAGGCAAGAACCCAATTATTAAAGATGGTGACTTATGAAGATGGAGATGTAAAAGTTGGTTCTTCTACAGAGTTTACTAACGTACCTAATAGTGATAACAATGTATATTACTTAGTTATTACTGGGTCAGTGAATAGGTCAGAGTTATTTAACTTCTACGATGGAGGAGTATACATTTTCTAAAACAAAAGCCTTATGAAAATATCAAAACTTGGATGGCTGTATGTAGCATTGCTAATAGCCTCAGTAATAATCTTCTCTTGTATTTGGAGATGGTTGGATAATGGTTTTGTAGCTATCTTGCTTATCATTTATCCGATAGTGTATTTCATTGCTGGATACTTTGCACATTATCTCAAGATAAAAGCAAAGGCAGAATTAGAGGAGAAATAGGTAATGTCTAGTATCCTAAAAGAACATTCCCATAAAACTAAGTTAGGGAAGTTATTGCATACTCTAGTACATGTTCTTTTGTATATTTGGCAACTACCTCAAAACTTAGCAGGTTTAATATACATGATAGTACTGAGAGGAGAGAAAAGGATTCTTAAACAAAGAAGCACTGCTTTCTATGTAGCTCCTACAATGAATGGCGGTGTAAGTTTGGGAAACTACATCTTTCTTTCAGAAAGGTCAGGATTAAAAGAACCTGCTTATGATCACGAGTTTGGTCATTGCATACAGTCCAGAATACTTGGGCCATTATATTTACCCATAGTTGGATTATGTAGTGGTATTCATTGCCTATTCCATAATAGAAAGAATAATTACTACGAATTCTGGACAGAGAAATGGGCAAACAAACTTGGTGGAATAGACGGTTATGCTGGAGAGTACCATTATCATAAGGACGGTGTAATTAGAACTGTTTACTCAAAGTTAAAGGACTTTTACGATAAACATTTTTAACAATGGCAAGAACGGTTAATATCACTCTACCTAAAATATCAGACCTGGTTCTTCAAGTAAAGCTAAACGGTGAATGGCAAACGGTTGAAGCTTTAGTAAGTAACCTTGGTCCAAGTATGCAGATAGGGTATGACAGAGCCGTTGATAAGTTCTCAAGAAACTTACTTGCAATAGTAAAGAAGTCATTAACTTTGGGTATACCTCCAGTTGGTGGTGGAGTAACATGGCAACCGCTATCCCCAGCTACTATCAAAAGGTGGGGACAACATCCTATTTATAACCTGACTGGCCTTTATTCAAGGTCAGTTGGGTTATATAGGTATAAATCTAGAGTTCTGATAGGATTACCAATTGGAATAAGAAGATCATCTCAGAAAGGTTTAACATTAAATCAGTTAGCCAGAATATTAGAATTTGGATCTAATGATGGTAGGATTCCATCAAGACCAGTATGGTCACCATCTCTTAAAGCTGTTGGTGGTAAGAATATGTTAAAGCAACTTATCCTAACAGAGATACGTAGAGAACTTCAAAAATATGGTGTAAGACCCAATCAAGTAAAATGGTAAATTCTCAGGAAATTATAGAGAGGTCCATATACATGGCTCTATTGAATATGGCCATTGAATTGGGCTACACTATAAACCCAGAAGACTATCTTCCAACAAGTGCAGAAAATGCTGAAAGGTTTAAGGAAGATCTTAAAAAGATCACTGACGAAAAGGGTTTCTACGTCAGTATATTCGGAGTGGGTAACAATCACTCAAAAGGTATAAAAGAAACCCCGAGAATAGTAGTTGATTCAGAAGGATTTTATCCTGGTGATGTAGGACTACCAAGACAAATAATACAGAAAGAAGAGGGTATAGGTTATACTGCAACCGAAGTACCTTATGAATCCCTATCACAATATATGAACATAAGGTTGTGTGCTTTATCATCAGAACACATGAGATTGCTGCATCAAATTATGTTCTGGTCAGTACCACAAAGAGGTTACTTAAAACCCTACGATGAACCCGAGTTCCTATTCACAGGTAACATATACCTTAGGATAGTTAACTTTTACAATATGCCAGACCTGGAAAACGGGTTAATGGAAAAAGTATATCAATTCGAAGTACAGGATTGCCTCATAGAGAAAAATACTCCTCCAGAGGTAATTACTCCAATACGAGATATTTCTGTTCTTCTAGAAAATGCCGATTACACTCTGAAGGTTCCCCAAGGAGCCTGACCCACCTATACCTCCAATCGACCCTGGTTCTTACTTGAGGGTACGTGGAGGTGGATTCTTTTTTACTATCATAACCTTAATCAATAATTATATGCCACAGACTCCAAGAGTAAGGTTCAATTTTAAGAACCTGAATGTACAATCAAGTGTACCTCTGTTGGGTGTAATCAATGTAGTAGCCCGTACTACTAAGGGTCCATTCGAAGACCCG